TTGGCGCATTGATACACCAAGACGCAGTAAGTGCCCGCACGAGCTTGCCGCTGGATTGCGGTGTAATGACGAACTGAGTCCATGGGAGCGGCTATCGCGGCCGAAGCCGTAGCGAGGACGAGCGCGACTGAAAGCGCGAACTTGGAGTTGGTCAACATGGCGGCACTTCCTTGATCGTTTGGAAAAGAAACATCGCAGAAGACGCCGCCATTTTCTATCGAACAGGGGTCTAGCTTTAGGCGGACAGAGGTATTGGCTCGGCCACGAGAGCCGGCCATGCGGTCATACTAAGGTCTTGGCACGTTTTAGCGGACTTCGTAATCGTCCGGGCGGCGCTCGCCGTCGAGAAAGACAGTGCGGCGCAGGGCAAGCGTCATGGCTCCCGCCTCACCACGATCCTACCCCGCAGCGCCTCCGCGATCTTGTATTCCTTCGCCGCAGCCCCGAGCGGGGCTTCTTTCTTGTACGCGCGCGTAACTTCCAGGTGCGGCGGACCTCGCCGCGCTGGCGCGGTTTCAGGGCAGCTAACGCGTACTTCTTCGCATTTTCCCAGGCAAGCTGTTGTCTTGTGGCCATCGGATCACCGTGCTTTACGACCGAAAAGGTGTTATTCTCTTCCCGGCTCGCCGGGTCAACATCGAGACGCATAACCAATGAACAACACCCATGAGCGCGAGCTTCGTGCAGCGCAGGCGCGACAAGCCGCAATCAACGAGGAAATTGCCGCGCTCCAAGCCGAATCAATGCGGCTCGACAAGCTCATCACCAGCCTTACCCCAACGATCGGTTCTGCGGATTTGCCTTGCTGGGAATGCAAGTCACAGCAGGCAGTCTACGTACGACATATGCTGCGTAATAATTCCAACCCGCGCGCGCCGACGAGCTTATCCGGTCTACCGCAAAATTGTTGCCGCATTGGCACATTTGAAAGTCGCTCTTCGGTAGCGATCTGCGCATGAAATGACAGGGTGACAGGATGTCTGACGAGTTAGAATTGAGTCAGCGGCGCTCGGCAATTCTCGAAGCGCGTCGGCTTGTCGAGAGGCTCAACGCGACTAAATCACAATGGAACCGCGAGGAGACCGGCGAGCAAAAGCTCGAACGGCTCGAACGCGAGCGCGCCGACCGCGAGTGCGTCAATCGATTAGAACGCGAAGGCGCGCTGCCGCCGCGCGAGGCAGAGCTAATTCACAAATGGCTCAGAACCGAGCCGGAACCGGAGCCGGTCGCGACACGCAGCGCGCAAGAGGAGCAGCCACTGTCATGGTGGGAATGGATCGATCGGAGGATTGAAGAGCGTTTGGAAATCGAGCGCGAGTTGATAATGTCGGCAGTCGGCGAAGCGCTCGGTGAGACAATGGAACGATACGGCAAGACCCTCAACGACGATTACGAGAAGCAAAATCGCAAATATTTCGAGTTGGTGACCGAGATCGAGCAGCATTTACGTGAGATCAACCGGCGCGAGCGCGCCAGGGCAGGTGTGGCGGAATCCGTGAGTGAATTGCACCGAATAAATTAATCCGGTCGGGAACAGTAAGGGCTTGACCGGCGGACGTACCCGGCTGGCCTTTACTGTTGGACCTTGCGCGCCGCCCGGACCCGCTCCAATTCGGCTTCGACCGCAAGGACAGCGCGCCACTTTTCCTCATCATCGGTTGCCAGCCGCATTTCTCGGATTAGCGGAGCAAGCTGGCGTGTCTCAAGCTCGGCTTGAGCAAATTCAACCGTCAGCTTGCCCGCGAAGATCGCCGGTTCCCAGCGTACCATTTCTTGTTGCAGTTCACGAAGCACACGGTCCATGCGACGCAGCCGAGCGGGTCTCAATCGGCCCTCCTACGAAATTTGTTGGCCGCTCGGGCTGCACGGTCGCTGCCGTCGAGAATGCGCTTTTGCACCGATCGCGCAACACGGGCGATGACACCCGGACCAAGCTCTTTTTCGTGGCGCTCCAGTTCCCGTGCAACCTCCTTCAGGAATCGATCTCTTTGCCACGGCACGAGCGGAGCCGCGAGCGTCCTGATGGTTTCCATGTCCTGGTCATCAAGGGATAATGGCGGCATGCTTCCTCCCCATGCGAATCGCGATTCAAGGCAATGGTACCAGCTTGAGAAGGCCCGGCGTCGCGCCAAACTGCAATTGCGCCTGGAGCCGCTTTGCCGCTATTGCCAAGCGCGCGGCATCATCACGGTCGCCACGATTGCAGACCACGTGACTCCACACAACGGAGACTGGAACGAATTTTGGCTCGGCGCGCTGCAAAGCCTATGCGCGTCATGCCACAGCGGCGCTAAGCGCGCAATGGAATTACGCGGCTATGACGCATCGAAGATCGGCGATGATGGATGGCCAACAGATGCAAACCATCCGGCCAATAGGAGACGGTGACCGGTCACCATCGCAATTTTTCCATAGCCATTTCGGCTACGCGCTCGTGCAGTCGTGCGAGTAGCTCTGGTCTGAGAATGGCGCGCGTTGACGTGCGGATGCGCCAGCGCTGAAATGCAGCAAACGCTTTCTTGCCACCACGGCTGACGCGACGAGCGGTGCGCGTTTGGTAACGGCCGCTGCGTTTCATCTCGTAGATCGAATGCGGCCTGACGACGGTCACGGCAGTGCCCTTGCCACGGTTTCTCATGACAAATCCCCGGCGCCTGTGGCGCCCTGGCGGCTTCAGCCGCGAAATCCTCGACCTGTTCGTCCGGCTGGAAGCCGTCCCAAAGCGCGAGCGCGGTACCGACGAATACAGGATCGACAGGAAGCGGCTCGGCACCATGCTCGACCTGGGACCGCTGGCGCTCTGGCTGTCGGTCAACGAGGACGAGCCGGAGCCCTTGCACGAGAGCCGCGGCGGTCTGGACTACGAGGACTGGAAGCTCGTCCACGACAAGCGCCAGCAGCTTCTCGCCGCAGCAGTCCGCGCCGCGTTGCTCGAACCCGCCGCCACCGGTAGGTACGGCCAGCCGTCGTCGATAGAGACCCGCAGGCTATAGCGCCGCGAACAGAAACCGCCCCGATTGAAAAAAGCGCCCAGGAGATGGTCGGCTGGCCGACCTGCTATAATTCCTATAGGAATAGTGTTCTATGAACTGCTGTCTAGCGCATATTTAATTTCTGGCAGTTCGTCATTCATCGTCAAATCACCCCGAGCCCCAGAGCGCGCCGCAGAGCAAGCCGCCGCCGCCGGGCACCCGATCGAAAAAAGCGCACCCGCCGGGCGGGCGTCTGGTCTCGTGGCGTAGCCACGACTGCGACCTTCACCCACGCCGGGCGGCGAGGATCGCAATCGAGCGCCAGGACCTCCCAGCTATGGCCGTCCGGGAGCCCGTGCACTGCGTAGGTCCTAAAAACGGCGGTGATCTCCATGTGGCTTCGCGGACACGCCGCCATCGAGCACGGTCATAAGTTGCCGGTACCGGCCGACTGCCTCGCCGTTCTCACGGCAGAACACAGAAACATGGGTGGCATAACGAAATCCATCGGGAATCTCCGGCAATTCGGCCTTTCCAAACTCTCCCGGACAGAACTCCCGGATGTATTCGTCCTCCTCCGGATGCTCGTCGAAGTACCGCCGATCGGCCTCAACGGCCTCATCGACGGTCATGACCGGCTTGGACGGCTTCGAGCGGGAGATTGGATGCATCATTTCACTTCGCTGCTTGCTGGCTCAGATGGAATTTCTTCAACCGGTTGCCATTGATGTTTTGCACCCTTCGCCTTTGCACCTGGACCGGCGAGAGTACGCCAGATGGTTCCGTCGTCGCACAGCGCATACAGAACTTCGGTTAATGCTCCAGGTCCGTCTATGACCGCGATCTGGACTGCTTTCCGCATAGACCCCTCTCCCCTCTTCTGGATTTGCCGGTGACGGAGGTGACGCTGACACATCATTTTCCTATAAGCATTTAAAACCACATATGCCCTATTTTCCTTTATCCCCCCACTCCCCATACCTACATAAGAGATATGTGTCATGGTGTGTCATTCTTCAACAATCTCAACATGTTAAGAGCGACGCACAGTGACGCGCTTTTTCAATCATGGTCCGCTGCTCGCAATCGCGCGTCCGTTGCTCTGCAATGACGCACTTGGGTGATCACTTCCCCCACCACCGTCCGGTTCCCGTCCTGGGTTTTCGTGTCCATCCCTCCCGTTCCAGGATTGCCGCAATCCTCCGTGCATCGGCTGTTCCAACCCTGGCGTCGGACGAAAAGCCTAGGGCGCACCTAGCGATCTGCGAGATCGTCGCCTTCGGGTCGATCAATCCATTAAGGTAGGAGGCAATCGGGTCTTCCCACGGGTCAGCCTCAAAGCGCGCATCCTGCTCCGGTTCGATGTGCGCAGCCTCGAATGCCCGATCCGGCCACCAGGGCACAGCGCTCCGATACAAGTGCACTGCTTCAGCCCACAACTGGTCGCGGTCCCGCTTCAATCCTTCCAGGTCGATCGTGCCGATCTTGGCTGGCCAATAGCGGCGGTTGCCGGTTTCGTCGCGGAGGTAGATGCTTTTGTTCGTTGTGCCAATGAACACGCACTGGCGCGGCTCGACCACTTCCTTGCGGCCAAAGCTCGGCCGATAACGTTCGATCGTCCTGGTAATGAAGCTCTTGAGCAGGGTAACCTCAGCCCGGCTCATGGCATGCATCTCGTTCACCTCACTGATCCATTTGCCGCGCAGGTGCTGGCTTACGTCTTTTCCTGCGGTGGCGATATCCGGCAACTGATCGGAAAACCATTCACCGCCCAGAATTTTGCATGCGCTCGATTTGTACTCGCCCTGCTCCGGGCTTTCGAAAATCAGCATGTAATCGACCTGACAGCCCGGCTGAAAAATCCGTGCGACGGCGGAGATCAGGAACATCCGTCCAATCGCCCTTGTGTATTCGTTGGCTGCCGCTCCCATGTATTCGCTCAACCATGTGTTAACACGTGCCCTGCCATCCCATTGCAAACTGTTGAGATAGCCACGCACCGGATGAAAGGCGCGTTCGTGCGCGCGCAGGTCCACGGCCTTGTGAACCATGCCTGATCCGACCAGCGGCAGGCCGTTCAGCTGTAGCCACTCCTGCAACGCTGACACATCCACATCCTGCACTGGCCTGGATACCGGCAAATTGGCTTTGCCGCAGATGTTCCGGATCAGCATTTCACCGCAGAACATCTCATCATAGGCGAGCATGTCTTTGACAGCTTCGTCATTCCGCAGTGCAAGCATGACATTGGCGAGATTGGATAACGGGTGCCCCTTACGGTCTTTCTGGCAAAAGTTCAGCCACTGAAGCGGCGTCGTGGTCCCCGTAGCACCCTGCTGTGTTCCCGCTGCTGCCTGTTGTGTCGCCGCCTGCTGCTGCCATATCCCTGTCGTTGAGGGAGCGCCTGTGCACTTACACCATTTTTCGTAGGAGCGGGTGACTTCGGCTAACAGACGGCTGGCGTATTTTAGGCCGATGCCGTTGGGGTATTTGGCAAGCTCATCGACGATTTGCTCGATGGTCCAGCCCATTGCGGCGAGATGCCAGACCACTTCCTGGAATTTTTCGGAGCGTTCGCCTTCCGGCGCGCCATTCTCGATCAGATCACGAAAATAGAGCGACTGCTGCGGCCCGGCGTTGTTGAAGTCGAGCAGGTCCGGGGCCGTCACGGTCGGCAGCTTCGGCTGGCCGTCGTAGCGGGCCAGCAGGGTGTCGAGATAGCCGTCGATCGGCCCCAGGCTCTCCGCCGAGTTCTCCTGCAAGCCACTGATGGTGATGTAGCGGGCAGTGTTGCGGTAAAGCTCGATTCCGGCGCCACTCTTGCGGTCAAACGTGAACTTGCGATGAAGCTCGCTTCCTTGCGCTAAGCCGATGAAGCGCAGCCCAGCGCCGCTCACGGTGACCTCGACATAGAGCCCAATTCCATCGGCTTCAGCACAGAGTTGCTTGGCCCAGTCAAGGAGGTCACCAGTCTGCGCATCACGCACTTCGTCGAGGTCAGCGGCGGCAACTTCGCTGTTTTTGAGCATAAGCCCGATACCGTCAGCGTCCCCAGCCTCAACGGCACGCACTGCGGTTTCATAATCGCCCCAGGTGTCCGGATCGTTGGAGCGCGCTTTCACGCCAGGATAGCGGGCCTGATACGGCGGCTTCGTCCACGTCACCTCGCCGTTCTTGCGAACGGTCTTCACCCAACGCCAGACGACCCAGCGCAGCAGCTTCGTGAGATGCTGAAGCGCCTTCGGGAGGTTCGCAATATCCGCAACGTACGTGTGTGGCTTCGCTGTCATTTCAGTGACCTCCGCAATTTCCAGAAAATGGAGAGCATAAATCCACCCATGGGCGGAGTTGGATTGCGCCAGCGCAGCTTTGCGGGCATCTCTTCGATAAACTGTTGTTCGTTGGGCTTCAGCGCGAGCTTAGCTGGGTCGTTCTGACAGAAGACCGCAATCTCCATCCATCGCGGCTCGCCATCATCATCAAAGAAATCAACCGACAATATCCGGCCCCCGGATTCCTTGCGGCCCTTCTCGATCCCACGCTGGAAAATAGCCTTGGCGTCGCTGTCCGTATATTTTCGCTGCTCGATTTCCACTACCCCGGCTTCGCCGTAATTTTCGATCGCCACTGCCAGATCGTGGTAGCTCAGTCCGGCGCGGGCGAGCACCTGCTTGAGCGCTTGCACCGAGGCATGGATTTCGCCATCGAAATCCGAAGACAGCATCCGCTTGAGCACAGCTGCGATTCGCTTGGCAACATCTCGATCAAGCACGCTCATGGCAGCCTCCAGCATCTGGTGCGGTGACCGCACATTTTGCAGCGCCAGTCTTCAGAATTATCGGTGATACGGTCGAGCAATTCGCCAGCACGGGTTGCTTCGATAAGCGCGACTGCTCGATCACTCATTCTCTGTGCCAAGGCGCTGTCGAATGGAACGAGCAGGTGCAGACGCTCGCAGGTGTCAGCGTTGGTGACGCTGAAGAGCGCCGGGTTGGTGATGTCCAGATATGCTTGATAAATGCTGACCTGCGTCGCATAGGACGCATAGAGTCCGACGAGCCCGTCACGCTCGATTGCGCGCCAGCCCTTGGCGTTTAAACATTTATGTTCCCAGATTGCCGGATATTCGAGCCCCGGCAGCCGCGGGCCATCAAGCAGAATTGCGTCAGCATGGCCGCGGAACAGTCCTTCGGCAGCCTGGAATTCCAGCTTCTCGGCAGGGGCAAATTTAAACCCGATCCGAATCAAATGTTGACGTGCAACATCCTCGAAGAAGTGCCCCCTGGCAAAAATGCTCAACATGCGAACCGGATGCACCGGATCGCACATCCAGTCGAATTGGATTTTACGCAGGCACTCCGATCCAAGTGCCGAAGCGCCAAGATATTGCCGCGTGTTCTTGCCCGGCGGCTCGCTGCGCTCGATCAACTCGTTGAGTTCGATGGTCAGCGGCGTTTCCAACAAATTCGCACGGTTAAAATCGAGCATCGCTATTTCTCTTCCCGTATACTGATACATCTCATTCCGTGTTGACGCAGCACCGCTTTCAGAATCCACCGCAGCGAGCGATATGGATCGACGTGCGGCAGCGGTTGCAGCGTCAACACGAATTGACTCCTCAAAAAGGGATAGAGTCGTCAACAAGCTCCGGCGAAGCCGGTGGCTTGCGCAGGACCGTTCCCGGTGCATGGTCGCGCGCATGCTCGGCTTTCCTGATCAGCGTCCAGGCAAGCAACAGGAAGCTCACCATGACATCCCTCGGCCACTCTCTCAGCGAAAGACCCCAGTCGATCTGCGCAGTGTCAGCAAGCTCAGCTAGGATCGAGCTAACGACTGCAACGTCACAAGGATCGGGAGAGAGACCGGTTGCGAGGATCATCTGTTCCTGATCACGCCCATCGGCGATCGCCTGTTCGGAGCGCGTCCTGGTCCAGGCGAAAATTACCGCGGTGGCGATCCACCCCCATTGCAGATCGGACAGCTTGCCGACCGGTGTGTTCATCAGTGGCGGATTGCCGCTGACCTTGCGTGCTCCATCGATAGCCGCGGCAGTTGCCTGCCGCAGCAAATCGTCCTCGTGCTTGGCGCGTTCGCCCATCTTGATTTCCATGTGCTCACTCCGCCCACTGCGGCCGCGCGATCGACGCAGCTGGCTTCGGCGCTACCGGCGCTGACGACGCTGCCGGTGCCGCCTGCGGCGGAGTTTGCTCAAGCTGCACCCAGTCCTTGTGGTCTGGGGTAATGATTTCCCTGATCGTATTCTGAGCCGAATATTGCCCGCTGGGAGGGCGCACACCAACGCGGATTACGCAGCACAATCCGTCAAGGTCGCTATAACCATTGATGAGGCGTGCCGCCTTGGCAGCGTCACTGGTGTCATTCGGCTTGATGCCGCGGGCGCTCTCCAGCATGGCTTTGATGGTGCGCCGGGTAATGTCGATTGCTTCCGTGTGCCCCGATGTTGTCCCCTGCACCGTCAAGCGCGTGAAGACCTTGCGCTTCTTGAACGGGCCAACGATTACGGTGCACACGGTATTGAGATGTTCGGAATTTCCATCCCCCGCACGAGTGAGCATGCCGTCATCGCCAGCGCCGCCAGGATTGATGGTGACCCGCACCGGCAGGACTGTGTTGTCAGGGATAACGTCAAATACGCGCTGGTTGCCAGCATTGTTAAAGTCATAATTGTTAGCCATGTTACATCTCCTTTTGTGATGTGTGGTTGGTCAGTTTCGCGAGCAGTTTTCCGAGGTCAGGGGGTTCGATCTGTTCAAGCTTTCCGCTGCGGTCCTTGGCCGGGAATTGCCATGGATTTGGGTTTGTGCACACGAAGGCGCGCGTCGCCGGTTTGCCGTCGTTAAAGTCCAGGAACTGGTATGTGACGATCTGATCAACAATCGCTGGCAGTTCGCGTGCGGTCTTCGACCCCTCGCTTTGCAGCTGCCATTCCCCGCGATTGAACTCATCGACAATCCGTTCAAGGACGCCGACGAAGACGACGTGCTTTTCACGAGCATGTTGGAGTTGTTGGAGCCACAGCAGCATTTCCCGTCCATGCAGGCCATAGGCGCCGCGGACATCCTTGCGGCCGCTGCGTTCGCTGAAAGCTTCCGGCTGTTGCTCGGCCCAGCGGAACGAAAGCCGGGAAATTGCCGTGAGCGAGTCGACGAACAGGATGTCGATTCCGTCCAAACCGGGAAGCTCCCCGCCGATGGCGTCATAGTGCGCTTTCGAGTAGCAGCTGGTTGGCGGGAAGGATGGATTGGGTCCGCCGATGCGGCAGGCTAAATCGCGCGCTGTAGGCCAGTCGTTTATGCGAAGAGTGGGGACCGGCACGTCAAGTACGGCGAGATCACCGGCCTCTCCATCAACGAACAAGGTTGAAGCCAGCATCTGTGACGACAAGGTGCGCAACAACGAAGTCTTGCCGACACCGGTCGGGCCGACGATCAAGACCTTCGCCCCGCGGCGCTCACGCAGCCGTTCATCTGCTGATATGATCTGCATGGCGACGCCTATTTCTTGATCTGCGTGAGAAGAAGCGTCGCTGCATCGGTCTTCTGCGCCGCCAAGGCTTTCAATCCGCCGCTGGCGAACACTGCGACCGCCTTCAGGAGATCGCCGAGCCGGGCAGCGGCGCTGGCGTCGAACCGGGCGTAAGCGCCCCCGGCGATGCGGGCGATCTCGCGATATACGGCTTCCACCGAGCGATCGTCGCCTTCCTGGAACATGAACACCGGCACACCGAGACCGGCGGCAACATCGTACAGAACGGAAGGGGTTTCTTCGCAGGCGTCGGAAATAAGCACGACGCCGTTAATCGGTTGTCGTTGATGCTCTTTACGAGCATGGCGCAAAACGCGCGAGATTTGTGTGAGACCGGCATGACAGATGACCTGCTGCATGATCATAGTCAGCGATCTGGTGTCGCTCAGCCAGTGCGAGGGGACGAGTTCATCGCCACGATAATAGACAAGCTGCACGTCGAGCCCACCGATTGCGTTGAACATTTCACCTTGCAGCTTTGCGGCGAGGTCCCAGGTCGGCTGCCTGCTTGCAGTCGCGTCGAGCGCGAAGACCAGCCGCCCACGCACCGGATCGACGTGCGCGAAGAACCTGTCGAGCTGCGGCTGGATGATTTCCTTCGCTTGCTGCTGTACAGTAAGATTACTCATGAGGTTTTTCTCCAACATCCGTTTTAGAACTTTGCGATTTAGTCGCCATTCCACTTATCAAGTATAGTTCGGAGCGATTCCCGCTCCGCTCTATTGATGATCTCGCAGCGCGCCCACGCTGCTGGTTCTATTAGTTTCCTGATCTCCCGCTCGACGCAGTCGCGGAGATCGTTCGGGTCCATGGCGTCAAGTTCCCAACAACGGTCTCCGTAATTGCGAACGAACCATTTGTAGCGCGAGTCTTTGCGCTTATCCGATGCCGGGAACGATGGCAGATCGCGCACATGTTCCCGCGTCAACGCAATTCGCCTTATCGTTATGTGATCGCCGTCGTATTTGGAGAACCGGTTAGGCAAGTCCATTTCCGACATGTACATGCCACTCGGGTCCAAGTCGCCGACATACAGGATGACCAACGGACGGCCGTCATCGTCTTCGGAAATATCGTGGACGTTGGTGGCGCTGTTGAATCCATGCACCGGGTTGAAGCCGACCGCATAATGATCGAGCACCGGCTTGAGCACGCCGCGCACGGTGCCTTTCTCGGACCATACCTGGACGCGGCAGGTGCCGCCAACTGGCGGCACCGTAGGGATGCAAAGGTTAGGACGAGAGAGCCGCTACGACGGCGCGGCGATAGAGGCTCGGCCGAGCAAGCCTGCGCACCAGTTGCGAGGCGCTACTGGAATCGCGGCAAGCCTCGGTCAGGCGCCGCTGAGCGAAAGCTCGCAGTGCCGGGTGGACTCCACGCCTTGCAGGAAGGTTGGAGGATGGATACGTAGACTGACGTGACTTCTTCATCGAATGTCACTCCATATTTGGCCGCGTCTCAGATCGCCTCATAAACGTCGAGGCGCGGCCAGCCTTGCCACCGATTTTGATAGACCGGCTCAGTGACTCTGCCGGGGTCAGTTTCCCGCCGCGATTTTTTCCAGGTGGCTGTCGAGCATCGCTCGACTGGCGATGATGGTGCGGCCCAACCGGCCGAGAGGCAGCAGGTTTGTCCGGGCTGCGTAGTACACGCCAGCGGTGGATATCTGGACTCCACGCGACTGGAGATGCTTTGCAACCTTCTCCGCGCCGTGGAGAAAGTCCTCGGAATCTCCAATTCCAGTAGATAATTGCGACACAGCGCGCTCCTCCGATACGAAACTCAAACTTTCCAAACGCTACCTAAGCGAGTGCTAATAAATTGCCAAGCTCTAAAAGGAGCGAAATAAGCATTAGATTAGCGAAATAAGAACGGCGCTTATTTCGCTACTGGAGACCTTATTTCGCTACTAGCGAAATAAGAACGGCCCCTATTCCGCCACTGGCGAAATAAGGGCCGTTCTTATTTTGCTAACAGTCTGCTTATTTCGCCACTGGCGAAATAAGGAGCGTTCTTATTTTGCTTGCAGCGGATCGAACAGTGGCGGCTCGGCTGACCCAGTCAACTGTCGGCCCATCGCACCAACGCACCATCGCACCGCTAAGGTACCAGGACGCTCTCTGGAGGGGGTGCCTCAGATGGTCGGGGTGCTGGATCGGAGACTGGCGGCGGCCTCTGCTTCTCTCTCCGCATGCACCGGCTGCATGACCCATCGCCGGAGTGCGGTGTAGTCGCGCAAATCCCATTCCAACGCCCGTGCCAATTCCTTTGCGGTCGGCTTTGCCGATTTCCGCCCCGGCAACTTACCTTCGCGCATCAGCCTCTCGTTCTCGTCCCACTGGTCACGGTAGGTTTTCTGAGCCAGCGTGATCTCGTCGGCTGTAAAAGCCTTCTCACGGCCGCCACCCGGCGCGCGCTGGCGGGGTTGGATTCCCTGCGGACCTTGTGGGTCTTGAGGGCCGGTCGAGCCCGGCGACTCAGGAACTCCTATCGGGCCGGTTGTGTCCTGTACCGGTTGCGAATCCTGTGCTGCTGGCTCGGTAGCAGGAGATTGCGGAGCGGATTCAGATTCGTCAGGTCCACGTGGACCAGGGGCCAGTTCCTCCCATTCCGACAGCGGCTCTTCCGGCTCCGGCCATGGTGGCTCGTCCTGGTGCAGTTGGCGCCGTACCTCGATCTCTTTCCGGCGCCATTTCTCGATCGCTGTCCGGTTTCGCTCGCGCTCTTCCTCTGACGGGACCAGTCCTGCCGGTGGCTCCTGCCTCAACTGATCCCGCAGTTCCCGCAGCTTGTTCTGTGCCCGGCGGAATTCGGGCGAGTCCATCGGCGGGTTGCGCTTGACCATAGCTCGCTAGGGATAGAGTCCCACCATTGTTGTGGCATTGTCATGCCGAGATAGCCTCGGTGTTTTACACTCGTTGAAATTGCGTGCAAAATCGTGCCGGTGTGTGCGACAGAATGTTACAGGTAAGACTATGCCATCCGAGACCTAAGTCTCTGGTTTCGTTTGGCTTATTGGAAACGAGTGCAAACGGTAGCGGCAGATTTGAAACCCGCCCCTACAAAAGAGGCGCGCCGCTCATGCCGGCTACGAAACTCCAAGCTTGTAGATGGGGTAACGGGCCCCCGGTCCCGCCAAGCAA